GGTCGCCCGTTAGTAGTACCACAGCAAAACGTACCTACCAATTCTCTTGGTGTAGGTCCGATCAGTGGATATGGAGTTACTGGGGCTTCTCTGGCAGGCCTTCATGTAGTGACATCAGGCAAAATATCTACTGCGGCAGGTTCAGGCGGCAACGAAGATGTAATCTTTATTGTTCGCCGTGCTGACATGCTTCTGTTTGAAGATGCAGGGCAACCAGCAATGGTCCGCATGGATCAAACAGCAGGTTTGAATCTCACAGTTACTCTAGTTGCGTATCAATACGCCTGTTTCGTGGGTGGAAGATACCCCGCATCAGTGAGTATGCTGTCAGGTTCTGGCTTGGTTGCGCCCACCTTTTAACCATAATTGAGTCCTGGCGGGTGTTACTGGTAGCCGGTAGCACCCGCCACCTCTCACGGAAAGGCAAAAATGAGTTCTGAAGAACTATGGAAAAAACAAGCCCCAAGCAGAGTGCAAAAGCCAGAAGCAAAAAAAGCACCGGCAAAAGCACCCGCTAAAAAGGCACCCGCTAAAAAGAAATAACGTAAATGGCTTACACCACGCAGGCGCTTGTTAAATCGTATTTAGGCATACCTTCAGGTACGACCAGCGAAGATACAGCAATTGATAACGCTATAGCCGCCGCTGACGCAGAAATCGAAAGTATTTGTGGCCGTACGTTTGTTGTTCCTTCAGGAGCAACAGCGAAAACGTTTATACCTTTTGACGACTACACCGTTTATGTTGATGACATCGCAAAAATTGACAGTTTAGTAGTTAAAACTGATACTGGTTTAGACGGTACTTATGACACTACGTTAACGATTACCACAGATTATGTTTTAGAAGGCAACAGCGCACCGTATCGAATGATTAAACGTGTAGATGGTTCAGCGTTCCCGCGTGACCGTTACGGCAGGCCCACAGTAGAAGTAACCGCCTTTTGGGGTTACGGCATGGCTGTACCTGATCAAGTAGCACAGTGTTCGCTAGTTATCGCCGCGAGGTTGTATCAGCGCAAGAGTTCCCCGCTTGGTTTTCAGGCAGGTAGTGTCGATGTCGGATTTGTCCGCATATCGAGAACCGATCCTGAAGTTGGTGAACTGTTAAGGGGCTTGAAACTACCGGCGGCGGCATAATGGATTACGACCAGATACGCGCAGGAATCAAAACACGGTTAGAAGCCGTAAGTAGCCCACAAGCGTTTGTGGCGGTCCACGACAACGTACCCGATTTCGTTACCGCGCCTTCAGCAATTGTGGTACCGGCGAATAATCTTATTACCTATCATGAAGCGATGGGGACAGTAGCGGCAGGCTTAAAAACGTTACGGTTTAACATTCTAATTTTGGCGCAACGTTTCGAGTTAGCGTCAAGCCAAGAATTGTTAAACGATTATTTAGTAAGCGTCCCGACCGCGTTAGAAGCGGATAAAACGCTTGGCGGCACGGCTGAAACTTTATTAGTTACAGAAGCCACAAACTATGGACCAGTTACATTCGCAGACACTACACTATTAGCGGTACAGCTAGATTTGGAGGTTTACGCCGCATGAAATTAAAAGTTACCAGTAGCCACGAAATCGCCGGCGTTAAAAAAGGCGGTTTTGTTGATACATCAGATAAAGACCTAGCCCATATTGACTTTGAAGCGTTAATTGAAGGCGGGCATTTAGAAAAAGCCAAAACTAACAAGGAGAATTAGAACATGGCCATATATATGAATGAAACCGTTACGGTTACGGTGAATTCGGTTGATTTGACCGACCATATCACTTCAATTGATTTCACCGAAACTGTTAGCGAAATTGAAACAACCGCCATGGGCGACGCAAACGTTACCCGAATCGGTGGATTAAAAGACGGTTCAGTGTCTATTTCATGGCACCAAGACTTTGCTTCGAGCGAAGTTTACGCCACGTTAAACCCACTCTTGGGGTCTACCACGACCGTTGTTGTGAAAGCGACCAGCGGGGCCGTTTCGGCGACGAACCCAAGTAAAAGCGTAAGTTGTTTAGTAACAGAATTACCTTTTGTATCCGGTGGAGTTGGTGAACTTGCAACATTTGATACAAGTTGGCCATTCACAGGAGCAGTAACAACCGCAACATCATAAGGCTACGAGAAAGGCTACAAAATGATAATAGATTTAACTATCACGGTACAAACAGAAGAAGATAAATGGAGTGTCAAACCTATTGCGGCTACTTGGGTACATTTTGAGAGACAATACAACGTCAAGGTACCACAATTAGGAAATTCGTTATCTATGGAACATTTGGTTTGGTTAGCGTGGGAACAATCTCGACGCGAAAACCGGCCAGTTAAACCTTTTAACGAATTTTTAGACACGGTGATTGATCTTGAACTTGGAGAACCTGACACCACCCCTTTACCAAAGAAAGCCTGACCTACAAAATAGCGCAGTTGGCTATTGTTACAGGTCAGCCGTTAAACGATCTTCTACAGTTGACACCGGATTTGTTAAACTCACTAGTAGTGGCCCATAACCATAGAGTCAAGGAACAGAACAGAAGAAGCAAGAAGCGGTAACAATGGCACAAGCAAAAGCACCTTTAAGCGTCACTGTTTACGGTGGCCGCGAACTTAGAAAAGCGTTAAAAGAAACCGCCGGCGATACTGACGACCTTAAAGAGTTAAACAAAAAGATTGCTGAAATTGTTGTTGACGAAGCCGTTAAACATGTCCCTGTTCGATCAGGTAAGTTAAAAGCATCTTTGAAATCGTTTGGCGCGGCTACTAAAGCCCGCGCCACCGCAGGCCGTAAATCTTTACCTTACGCTACGGTTATCCATTGGGGTTGGCCGCAACGAAACATAGAAGCGTCTTTGTTCCTTCATAACGCTATGGAAAAGAAACAACCGAAGATTCTTGACGCTTACCATGACGGATTAGAAAAAATATTAGATAAGAACGATTTGAAATAATGGCGAGTAAAAAAACAAACGTAAACGTAGCCATCACCGGTGACGCTAAAAAATTTCGTAAAGCACTTAAACAGTCTGAAAACGATTTAAACAAGTTCGAGAAAATAGGCGGTAAAGCGTTCGGGGCGTTAAAAACCGCTGGCATAGGCATGGCGGTAGGAGTAGGGACCGCGTTTATTAAAGCCGGTTTAGATTTCGAGAAAATGGAAAAGGTATTGATTCAAGGTACCGGCGCATCAGGGGAAGCGTTAGAAGATCTTAAAAAACAAGCCACTGACGTGATGAAAACGGTGCCAGAAAGCGCCGAAACAATAGGCACCACTATCGCTGACGTAAACACACATTTAGGTTTAACCGGCGACGAACTCGAAGATACCACCAAACTGTTTCTTGATTTTGCTAGGGTCGCTTCAGTTGACGTTTCAGACGCGGTAGGAGCGTTAGACGCTCAATTGACCCAATTTGGTTTATCAGCCGGCGACAGTGAAGAAGTGTTAGGCGACCTGTTACGTATCAGCCAAGCAACTGGCGTACCGATGGACAAGTTGCTTAAACAAATGGAAACGTTTGGCCCTATTTTCGCTAACGCTAATTTCAGCGCTGAAGAAACCGCCGCGTTATTAGGACAGTTAGAACAGGGCGGCGTTGATTTAACTAGGGTAGGTCCGGCGTTAAACAAGTTTTTCCGTGATGCCGCTAAAAACCAGAAAGACCCGCAAAAAGCGTTAAAAGACACCGTAAAAGCAATAGAAAACGCGACCAGCACCACCGAAGCCCTGAATGTGGCAACGGCCGCCTTTGGTGCAGAAGGCGCGCAACGCATGGTGAGCGTCATTCAATCAGGGAACTTTGATTTAGAAGAATTTAACGGCCTTTTAGGCGAAGGGGTGGGCATAGTAGACGAACAGGCAGAAGCCACCGCTACTCTGTCAGACAAATTTAACACGTTAAAAAACAAGGTTTTAGCCGAATTAGGGCCGGTAGCCATAAAAATTATGGACGGCATTATGGAGGCTATCGACGCGTTAATGCCGGTAATAGACAACGTAACGCAAGGCATAAAAGATTTCTTTCAGTCAAAAGCGTGGGAAGCGTTCGCTACTTTAGTTAAAGGCGTGATCGACGAAATAGTAGAAAAAGTTAAATACATGTGGGACAACATAAAACTAATAGTTGATTTAATTAAATCTATCTTTGAAGGCGACTTCTCAGAAGCATGGAACATTGTCGGAGAAATAGCCGGCAACATGCTTGAAGAAGGCAAACGTTTAGGCGAAAACCTGTTAAACGGCATAATGGACGATTTAGAAACCATAGGAGGCGCCGCTATAGATTTAGCCACCACTTTAGCAGACGCGTTTGTTGACGCCGTTAAATGGTCCTTAAATAACATAGTAATAAACCCATTAAACGCCGCTATAGAAGTAGCGGTTGATACTCTCGACTGGACATTAGGCCCATGGGTTAACTTCGATAAAGTAGAAGAATTTATTACCCCACTAGCAAAAGGCGGTATTGTAACCGGCCCAACGTTAGCGCTAATCGGCGAAGCCGGCCCAGAAGCCGTGGTACCGCTCGACGGCAACCACAGTATGGGCGGCCCTACCTATATAACCGTAAACGTGCAAGGCGTTTCAGGCGAAGAAGTTATCGAAGCGATACAACGCGAAACACAAAAAAGAGGGGCGGCAGTATTCCCGACAATAGGGTCTAGGCGTTTATGACCATTTATACAGGTTGGGACGTTCAAATCGGTGGTTACGGTAGCACTAGCGGTTCAAGTTCAGTTACTAGTTACAACGTTCCGGCTGACGCTATAGATTTTACAAGCCGTGTTAAAAGCCTTAAAGTAGATAATCAAGCGTATTTAGGCAAAGTAGGGCGCACTACTGCACAAGTTGTTTTAGATAACAATGATGGTGCGTTAACGCCAGAAGGCGGCGGCACTTACGCCAGTAAAAATTGGTTTGCGGAACCGTTACACGTTATAGGCCGTATAGGTACCAGTGACCCGCCCGCTATTCAAACAGGCGCTACTTCTATTAACCCTTATTTTTCAGGGCCAATAAATGATTTTAAGTTTCATGATGACGGTTTTGAATCAACAGTTATTTTAACGGCGGTTGATTGGGGTAGTTTTTTTAGCCGTTTCACGTTTCAAACTGCCGCAACAGAAGCCGGCAACTTAAACACTGTTTACGCTAATTTAAGCGACGATATGCGGCCTTATTTGCCGTTATACGGCGCTGACGTGGGTTCTACGAATTGGTCGGCGTTAGGTGGTACTACCGCTAATTTGTCGCAAACAGTAGCAAAAGGTGACTATTTAGGCGATGTTTCTAACACTTTAATAGCCGCCGACGGTGGCACATTATTACCGCCAATAACTACTTGGTTATGGTCTACTTCGGGCGGTGGACAAAAAACTGTTAGATATGACGGGTATTTAATACTTCGTGACAATTTAACCGTTACCGCCCCTTTAGATTATCCGCTAGTTTTTAACGGAACTAATAGTTTGGCTTCCACTGATTTACCAATAAAAAACCTTAAGTTAGCGTTTAATGACGACGAATTCATCACCCAAGCAGAAGTAAACCGCACTGGCGGTACCGCTCAATACTCGTTTAATAACACTGGCTCAACTACTTGGGGGCCAAAAAGTGTAACTATCATAGATATACCTTTAACTAGTGACGCTGATTCTTTAAGTTACGCTCAATGGTTTACTAACCGTTTCGATCAAGTAAATTTTGTGCCTTCTTCGTTTGAAATAACCGGCTCAATGATCGAAAACAAATGTAATGACGCGGCTTTAGAATACGTTAAATATTTAACCTACGTTGTCGGTAACAGTATTAGAAGCGTGTTATGGCGACCGTTAAAAATAACCTGGACAGGGGCCGGCAACACGTCAAATACTAAAAACGTTTTGGCTAATCGTGTAACATTGATAGCAACACCTACAGATTGGAAAATAAAGTTTCAAACCGTAGACGCGGTAACTAACGGCGCGTTCATATTAAACAGCACAACACAAGGCGTGTTAAACACAAACAAACTAGGATAATTACATGGCGAACCCATTTCCATTTTCAAGCGGCGACGTTTTAACCGCCGCGAATTTAAACGCTATAGGCGAATGGACTGCCTTTACCCCGACCTTCAACAATGTCGCATTAGGCGGATCTGGCACGTCGGGCGGTAAGTATGCGCAAATAAATGATTTAGTGTTCTGGCAGGCATACTTTGACCTTAACGGCACTGGAAGCGTTAGCGGTCATATAAACATGAACTTACCCGTCGGAACTTCACCAGCGACGATGAGTTACGAAACCGCTACTATGGGCTGGTGTCAGCCTGTGGGGTCGTCGATATACAATACCATGGGATACACATCGAGTAGCGTAATATATTTTTATACGTACTATGTTGGTTCAGTGCCTTCAAGCGCTGGCATAGCCGCAGTAAATGCGACAGGCCCCGCTACATGGAACGCAAACGGCAAATTTTTCGCAACAGGATGGTACGA